CATATTACCTTTTAGATATATGAGCCAATGTGATTGATTTGCATCCAAGGACACATCCATACCTTCATTCCAGCCTGACGCGCTTTTTGGCAGAAGAAGTAATCTTCACTCAAGTAGCGTTTGGTTTTTGGATCAATGATACAGTCAAAGTAAGCCATAATCTCGTTAGATCCGTCAAACTTTTCAGTTCTTGCATGATCTGGTTTATAACTATACTCTGGATATGCTGCTTTGTATTTTTCAAATGTTTCCCGAGGAATACACATAAAGCCTGTACCACCTTCACCAATTTCTAATGGCTGTGATAGTTGAAAGCTTGACATTTTATCCACCGGATTAAAAACATAATCAGCAGTATATTGGTCTAATTGAAATGGGTTTTCTTTGGCTTTACCAAGTTCAGCTGCTCTAGCAACCTTTTCCCATGCAATTGTTTTCTTAGGGTATGGACCTGTAACGATGTTGTATTTTTCTGGGTCGGATATTTGTACTGCAATTAAACCAAAAATATCTCTTGGATCAAAAGCAATATCTGAATCAATAAACACCAAGTGAGTACAATCAGATCTCATAAATTCATCAGCAACATAGTTACGCGCGCGTTGAATTAAACTCTCGTTAAACAAATAGTAAAACTTTACAGTAATACCATTGGCTGCACACATCATAGCTAAATCGGTACATGATTTAGTAAACGATCCACTACAGTTTCCTCCATACATTGGCGTCCCAATAAAGATTTTATATTGTTTTAGTTCGTCAACGCTGATTTCTATTTTCATATTTCAATTTGCTCCAAATCGTTTTCTGCACGGGTAATGGCTTGAAGTCTTAGAACGTCTGCCGCCACGTCGTGTTTACTATCATGTGCTTTAAAATTGTATTCCCATTTAGCAGTATCTGATACGGGAACAAATGCGTTTAGTTTAGGGAAATCAAACTTAGCATCAATAAATGTACGAGTATCACGTACAGACCAATATTTAAGGTAGTCACCCATAAGAGAAGTCTTATTTGCGTATTGTGCCAACCTCTCTAGTATTACAGGATCAAAAGAATTAGACCTAGACCACCATCGCTCAATTTTATTAGATGAACGTAAATAATCAATTAGCTTTTCCATAAATTGAGCAGGTGTAAGATCGTCTGCCGATGGTTTTAGATTAACTCTTAACTCAGGCGGTTGGTCAAGCCACCACTGTAAATCGCGATCGTTATATTTACATCCGTGGTTTTTGACTTGGTCTTTAATATTAAACTTAGCATGTTGCATGCCAAGTACCAACTCTTTAAAAGAATATGGATTTTCTGTAAATCGACTCCAATCAAAGGTCGTGTACGAGCAATCAATAGCTGGTACCTCGCGTGAGTTTTGACCAATGGTTTCGAAGTCAATAATAAAGTGTGTGCTCATTATATAAATGCCTCTAAGGTATCTGCTTTAGTAATATAGTCTGCCTTTTGACTATGATTATATTGCACAACATAGTCTGTGTCAACCATCGTTAGCTCACCATTTAAATATTTTTTAACTTCACCCGCCATGTCTGCGGCGGTTTGAACTGGTACATTTTGACATATATGATTAGCATTCTTTTTAGGATTAAGTAGCTCAAAGTCTTGTGGTAATCCCATAATAGTCATAGCTTCTCTATATGTAATAAACCTATCTTCGTCTGGGTGAGTAAGCATACTTGTATAATGTCCAACAAAAGCACCAATATAATCTTTTGGAATAGTTACACCACGTTTCATAATGTTACCACCAGATTTTAGCTTTTCGTATTTACGCATAGCTGAGGCTGCGGCTCTTTCGTGGCCTTTTTCAGCCATCCATTCAGAAACTTGTTTATACGTGTATCCTTTTTTCTCAATTTGAGTAAATACACATTGGCCTGATTTTGCATCATCAGGACTAAGTTCTTTTGAATATTCTTTATGTGATTTGCCGTTATGCACTTCTTCAAGTAAGAACTGATACCATGGATCTTCAGATGGTATTTTTGAATTGATTGGTTCCATTTGAGAGTTTGACTTTACGTCACGTAATACTTTTTCAATAGGATCGCCTCGTTTGCTAAAATAATTAAGAAGAGGTGTTTGTTTATTTTGCCAAAAGAAGTAAAACGATCGTTCACGTACCTGTGGTCCACCATGTAATAAGGATCTTGTTCTATATACGGACATTGTATATCCGTTATCTTGTCCAATTTTTCTTAATTGTTCTCTAACATTTTTACCAATTTTACCAGCAAATCCTGGCGCGTTCTCACCCCAGAATACTTTTGGTTTATATTCACCAAGTACATATTCTGCGGTTTTTCCCATCCATTGATTATTTGGATTGTGGTCACCATAACCATGTGACATCATAGATAAACCAGCGCAAGGACAAACAGATGATACCACGTCAGCTCTTTCATTAACTGGTGGTTTTTGGTCTTTGTCTAAAACATAATAAGGTATTTCATTATTATAGTAATTTAAAATATGGCTATCATTAGAAGCAAATGGCTCATATGACATAAAATGTATCGGTGGAACTCCAAATGCCTGCTGAGATCCAATAGTTTCACCACCAATTAATGGAACTATGGATGCGTGTGTAATACTCATTTATTTTTTCTCCTTAGCGTTTTGTACTACACGATTTCTTAAATCTGTAGATGAAAACGAGTGTTTACGTTTGTTATAATGAATAGAACATAAGCCAATACCTGTATGATCTGTGCCTTCATATTCTTCGCCAACAATTCTAATATCTGGTTGAATAGTTAAAATCATGTCAACGATTTCTTGTTCTGTGCTGAATGGTATAACTTCGTCTACATATCTACATCCAGATAATTGGATATACCTTTCAAAAGTGCTTTGAACTGGCTTGTTTTTTCCATCAGGTCTATCTACAGTAGGATCTATTAATAAACCAACAATTAAGTAATCACATAATGATTTGGCTTCTTGTAGCATTACGACATGGCCAGCATGAAATAAGTCAAAAGCTGAACAAGTAAATCCAACTTTTGCGTCTTGTGGTAATTTAGTTTTATCTAGGAACATTCACTTCTCCATTAATTATTCTGTTAATACTTGTTAAAATAGAGTATTTTGTGTAATCATTTTGTCACGGTACTTAATATTAGGTTGAACTCTAATACCAATCTTTGATTGTACCATTCCATTGGCCGTTTTAATAGGCAAAGCTTTATTGTTCAGCTTTATGTGCATTGGAAATAATCTACCAAGTTCAGCAGAAGCATGTTCAATTAGCTCGGCATCTCTAATATCAGACATACCACCGGAATGACCAGGTTTCATAGTTTTAACCATCCATTTAGAAACATTAGCAACATCATAGCCTGCATCAATCGTCGATAGAAACGCAACGATATCTTCTGAGTATGGTAACAAATCATAACGTAATGTATCGGCGTCAAGTGTTTTAAGATTTAAAAATGAATTTGTAAATGCCCAAGAGTTTAAGTTATAAGGCCAAGCTTTTTTTCCTTTTGGAAATATCTGAGGTCGTAAAACCGCATAGGGATACGTGTCAATCAAATCAGAACAATAGTCCATGCATTCATAGAACTCTTGTTCGTTTGCCCGTTCTTTATAAACCTTAATAATATCTTTTTCTTCATTAAGGTAAGCACAATGGAGAGAACAATCGTCGTCAACCATCCATATTTTTTGGTCTGCAAAATGTCTGCAGATCGCATCTCTTTTGTCGCTAATGCCCTTGAGATTATCAAAGGCAAGAACATTATATTTGTCTTCATATTTTTTGTACTTTTCATACTGCTCACCTGACCGTACTACAATGTAAACATTTTTTGAGTACGAATCGGGAACCATTTCGAGACTACGAATAGACTCAGATCTATTGTGACTCGGTATTACAATTTTCATTTTTTCTCCACTTTTATCACTTATTAACATTATCTATACACTCCATAATAAACTCTTTGTTAGGGTGGTATTTATAGACGCGAGTTACTTCTGCTGATACCAATAATGCCAGCATATTTTTACTTATGTCATTTGCAAGAGCCAGATAATTTAATGATTGATTAAACAATCTAATCGGGTATTCATTAATAAGTAAGCTTGCACAAAACTTTGCGGCATCCAATTCAGTACATCCAAATACTCCACAAATCGGATCAATCAAATGCATATCACAATTATTAAATAACATGTTTTTAATACCAAAATCACCGTGAGAAAAACTGCGTGATAATTCGTATTTTGTTAATTCTGAAGCTATTTCAATTAACTTTGTTTGACCAGAATTATTAGCATGTTCTTTAATGCGATCAATATAATTAATAAACTTTAAATCGTCTTGGTAGCGATGCGGTGATGCTGTTTTCATTTTATCTAACTGTGTTTGAACAGTAGCTAAAGCCATCCAAAAGTTATTTGAGAAAAAGTCTTCGTCATGTTCAATATAATCCATAGTAATTGTTTCACCAACAACTCTATGAATAATAGGTGTTTGAATACCGATACATTCAGCGTTAGCAAACCATTTGCGAGTTTGATGCGCATTTTTATCTTGCTTATGTACTACCTTACCATCAGTATAAATTTCACCACCAGATAATCCACCTTCAAGTTCACGTATATCAACGTTAAGAAAATCTTCAGGCATAATACCTTTATCGTCAATATAATAAGCTGCTAATGGTTTGTCAAATGAAAGCGCATTAAACTTTACATTATTTTTATCAAGCCAATTAAGCATGCTTTTTTCGTATTTAATACGGGCATCGTTTCGAGTTTTACAAGATATAGAACCACGTGCAGTAAATATATCAATAATCCAATCCTCGGCATGCAACTTATTCAGCTTTTCAATAAGAGGTTTGTTTGGTAAAGCTTCATCAAACTTGCGGTTTTGATGGAACGCTAAAGTGTCGTCAAAATCGACTACGATACGTTTATGATACATTAAAAAAATCCTTCAAGCGTAGATCCTGTTTCTTCTGGTTCTATGATTTCATTTTGTTTTCCATCTACTAATGTATATGCTTTTTTATTTAAAACACTTCCTGGCGTTGATATGATAATCTCACCAGCATCACGTCTTTGTCGAGCACTTGGAAAATAACTTGAAATCCTGTCTATAAATTCTATCTTATCACGTCTTTTGCCTTTTGTCAATACAAAATCTAAAAACTTAGGACCAAGAACTTCAATATCATTAAATTTGTAAATTAATTCTTGGCAAGCTTTTGTGCGAGCTTCCCATTCTTCTTTGTCATTATAAAGTCTATTTAATTCTGCTGATAACTCTTTCTCGCATGATGCTTCAGATATAAGAGGTCCATAGTATTCACCCCACTTTTTACCTTCAGGTGATACCGCGTTTGTAGCAAAGTCTTTACTAATAACAGGAAGAGATAAGAGAAATGATTCGATTACCGTATATTCCATACGATTTCCGTATTCTTTTGGTTCTCGTAAACGATATCCACACCATGCTGCTGTAGAACTACCAAGGTGTTCCATTCCAAAATCATATTTGTAACTATCATATGATTTAATGGTTGTGCCAGTCTTTACTTGTTCTGCAGCTGGCAAGTAATGCTCACCTTTGGAATTCATAAAAATAAACGTAATTTTTGGTTTATATGTTATATGATAAGGATGTGGATCAGTCGCAAGTGTTTTGGAGTCTGGATTTCCAACAGATTGTATTGAACGTTCACAACCCATTAAGGTTAAATCCCATTCATTCCTTAAATATGGTTCAATACGGCAAATCATTGCTGGGTCTTTTAAGGTAGACATACGACCCATGTACATAAAGCTTTTCTTGCGGTCTTCAAATGATGCACGGTGCTTATCGTATTCATTTGGACGAACCCATATTGGGTTTTCCATTAAACGACCTTCAAGGCCTGGATCAGCATGTAAATAACCTTCGTTAGCATAACCTTCAAATGATTGTGTAACACCAATATCTGCAAGAGAAAATAACTCAACAGCCTGTGTTTGTCTATTAATAGTATTCTTTGTAATAGCGTGGTCATGTATTACGATGATTGGATCACTGATTTTTTCAACAAACTCACGGAAACGATCTATGTACTTTCCATTTTTGCGAGTTGGATATGAATGTATGATTGCAATATCACAAGTATTTACTTCATCAATTACTGATTGAGCGTCTTTAATTTCATGGTCACGTTCAACTCTATGAATTGCACCTTTCCATTTGGTAAGTCCTGCACGATTAAATTTTTGTGTGTTATCAAAATCAATTACTGTTGTTTCGTGGCCTTGAGATACTAACCACTCTTCAAAAAT